GTGGGCTATCGATGGTCACGGTTAGGATTTGATCTTTCTGACCTTCCTCGTGAGCTTCGATAACCTTCTTAAAATGGATCCGTGTTCTCAGTTCTTTAGTGGATTTTGATTCTTGGAACGACTTCATGTTTTTTTTGTAGGCAAACAATGATTCGTTTTCGATTCCACCGTTTTCTAACAATCGGACACTGTACTTATCCCGGACGAGATCCCCACCCCACTGCCCAACGATGGAATGCTTATCTTTTGCCAAGGCTTCCATCGCTGAGATATCTTTAAGATTAAGGGTGTGTTTGGACATCACGTCAGAGAAAAAAGTGAATGGTGTTTCCCGTTTAAAACCGGCTACGAGTGCATTCATCACAGTTGCTCCGTTAACCCGATCAACATTGATCTTGTTGATAGAATATCCATTAAGTAATGTTGCTACTTGATTGGCATATACAGTGATATATCCGTGTTGCTTTTCGACTTCAAAGATAGTAAAGTACTGCTCTCCATGCAAATCATCAGCAACTAATTCTGTTTCCGGGGTTAACGATGCCCATTTTGAATCTGAGGTTGGAAATTTAAAGGTAAGCTGATAGGTGCTGTTAGCTTCCTGGACAATTTCAGAGCTAAAAGCTTCGTTAAGAGGGAAATTACCCTCTTGCAGATAGATCATACTTTATACCTCCAATTCCCTTTGATTGTGATTTTTGAAACCGTTCCTGAAACTGCAATCCCAGACATACCTGGAGCAATTTCGAAGAAACCGCCTCGTTTTCTCAATGTATTTTTCAGATTTCCATTTTTGTCATAGACATTTTGTTTTTTATGACGACAATCAATTGTTGCTTTCGTATCAATCGTGAGTTGCATGGTTTGCTTCCCAATAGTTAGAGAAATATCGCCATTCCCTTCAATTGTGATGACAGGTTCAGAGTATACAGTTCCTGGATTATTTACTGTGCCGTTACCTGCCAAAGTGACTACAACGTCATTATTTAAGTAACGGAATGGATGCATCTTTAACTTGATTTCTAAAGTCCAAGCATGCAAGCCGTTTTGTTTGAATGATGAGCTCTGAAAATCAGCATAAAAAATAGAGCCTGGTCGGTGACTAAACTCTATTTTATTTTCTTCCGGCTTGAACTGATTCACAATCATTTCAATTTCACTTGTTTTGACAACGTAGAAGCTTACTGTCTTATCGTACCCATCATACGCTCCATCGTAGAGATTATAATCTCCATTGGCTCCATAAATCGTATTTGATTCGACCCTTGGTGTTGCCGTCTGGTCTTCTCCAAAATCTGTCACATAGCAGTTTGGGATTGATCCAGTATCAAATCCATTTATAATCATGTTAAACATTAGATTCCCTCCCTCGCCATGATTTTAGAATATCTTTGATAGCTGTTTTGCGCTAAAACATCACCGTCCAGGTACGTTTCTGACGGTTTTTCAAGGATAGCAGTAAGGATCTTTTCCAAACTTGCCCTCAGAATTGCGATCTCAGCAACGATATTTTCACCACTGTAGCTATTTCCGGTAGAATTATCTTTAAACGAAAATTGCTTGCTGGCATTTTTGATTTCTCGCAAGAATTTAGCATCTTCTGGGATTCCGACCCCTGCCGCATATCTTGGAAAACCGAGATTTTTCATCAATCGTTTAGTTCTATCGGCTCGCAATACTTTTGATCCACGAGGCAGATTGAGGACAACATTTCGTCCGTCTGGTATGAATGAGCTTCCGTCAGGTAAAGTTACCATTTCTTTATAGACCGCATTTCGCTGGTCGTTAACCATTGCAAGACCACCTTCGTGGAAGTTTGTACCTTTTTCGTGTCTTGACCCGAAAACACGGGAGAATGAGTTGACCACTTTATTTACTACTTCTGTAGCAGTGATAGTCGTGTGGTGACTTGTTGGAATACCGTTGATAGCATTGGTTGCACTGTTTGCAGCGTTGACGGCACTACTACTATCGCCTGTCATATGTTTGGTTGGTGATGGAGTTGCGTTCCAAGCGTTTTGATTATCAATCGCTTGTCTTGTAGCAGTTATCGCACCAGTCGGATCACCTAATTGCGGTTTGACAGGGCTTGGAGTATTGTTCCACTCTTGCTGTTTATTGATCGCTTGTTGTGCGCCATTCGTGGCATTACTTGGATCAGCAGTTAACTGCTTAGTCGGTACAGCAAAGCCGTTAAATAATCCAAGGCTGGCCATAGCGTTATTTGTTCCAAGTGTGACACCATCTGGAGTTGCGATCAGATCTGTCTTATGGTCGGTTGGTAGTGTTAAGATGCCAGACATCGCACTAGCAATAGCGCTCTTGGTCTTATCTTCTGCATCCAAGTTGACTACGTGAGCCATACCTGTCAGCGAATCAACCGCAAGTCTTACACGTTCAGCCTTATCACTCGCAGCATCCTTTAAGATCAGTTCTTTCTGCTCTGGTGTGAGTGTGTTCCAGCGCTCAATAATAGCAGTGGCACGTTCACCCGATGATAGGAAGTCAGTATTCTTCATTAAGAGTTCTTTAACTTCCGCTGGCATAGCATTGTATTGTTCTAACAATGTTTTATTATCAAGGATGGCTTGCATACCTTGATTGTTGCCTACGACCAATTCTTTTTCTGCTGGAGTTAGGCTATCCCATTTACCGACTTCAACCAAGGCTTCACCGATTGTCATCTTGGCATTTGTTTCAAGATTGGCATGCTTGAGAATAAATTGCATATTCTCCCAGCCGTTTTCAGCCTGCAATGCTTTTGTGACTTCTTCCTGAGCATTGGTCTTGACTTGTCCAGTTTTAGGATCAAACACTAATCCATTCCAGATGTTGTTAGCGTCTCTTGTTTCCTGTGACATGTTCTGTACACTTTTTGCAACCATGCCAGACGAACGGCCCACGATGTCAGCGAATTGATCCGCTTTGGCCATCATCTTGTCGTAGTCAAGTCCAAGCTCTGCCCAGCTTTTTCGTAATTGGCTAAAATACAGCTCACGTTGTCGATCATCGCCAAAATTAAGCGGTACTTTTTCACTCAATTTCTTTTGAAGAGCAGCATATTCACGGCCAAACGCTTCCATTTTGGACTTGTGTTGAGTACTTAACTCTTCCATTTTTTGGTTATATTCGGCTTTATTGATAGTACCTTTGTCGTACTCTTCTTTTAAAGCTTTTGTTTGGTCTTCGTAAAGTTTGATTTCATCTTTCAACCATTTAGCAACGACTCCGGATCCTTTCCGTAGCTGGGTTTCGTTCAAATCGTTAATTTGACCGTTCATCGCTTTGATGATAGCTGTGCGCTCATCTGCAGAGAACTTCTGCATTTCCAGTTGCTTGTTGATAAATTGGTTCTCGTAGTCGTAAATGAGAGCTTGTTCTTCACGAGTGATCTTACGTTTTTTGTCAGACGCATTTTGATAGATCTGGATGATCTCATCAGTCATTGTCTGTACATTTTTCTTCTGCTGTTCTGCTTGTGCTACTGCACGTTTTTGGACTTCTTCAGAAGCTCCAATTTTCTCAAGGTTTTTTTGAGTTCGTTGGAGATCTTTGTCAATTGCCTTTTGCAAGTCACTTGACAGTCCCTGGACGCTCTTACGAACATTTTCAACAGCCTGAGATCCACCGTTTCCAAATCCAATCATTGCTTGGTGGGCATCATCGATCCTAGATTTTAATTTCGATAGTTCTTCAGCCTGGACCTTGTTTACCGATGTCCCCCAGGTCCTTGTCCTCTCATCTGCATCTGCCATTTCTTTTGCCACTGCAGCAATTATACCAACAGCGACTCCACCTACCAGCACTCCCCAAGTTACGGGATTCCCAAGCAGTGCGATTCCTTTTGCCAATAAGCCAGTGGAAGCTACTGCACCTTCCGCAGCAGTACTTGTCGCAGTAATGCCGGTAGTTGCAGTTTTAAATGCAGAAGAAAGACTGCTTCCCTGTTTAAATAGTTGGAATGTCTTTCCTAAAACAGAAAGTCCACCACCAACCTTACCAATTCCTTGAGTAAGGAAACCGATGCCTTTAGTGATGCCACCAATGACTCCGATACCTTTACCAAGAATTGACAAGGCTGGGCCTGCGCCTGCTGCAAGCAGTCCCCATTTGATGATATTCTGTTGTTGAGACTCGCTCATTTCACTAAATGCCTTAGCCATGTCCGCCAATTTTTGAATCCAAGGTTTTGCAGCTTGCAAGCCAGAATTCATAGCTTTCAAAAGTGGTCCACCAAATTCAATTGCCAAATCAGTGATCTGGTTTTTAAAAATTTTTAATTGAGATTCTGTCGTTTCATAGCGTTTTTGAGCTTCGGTAGTAAGAGCTGTATTTTCTTTCCACGCACTATTTGACCTACGGACAGCTTCTCCCATCTTGTCAGACGCAGAAGCTAGTGATTTGAGCATGTTCCCTTGACGAATTCCAGACATGTCGAGTTCAGCAAGGATACCATCCATGTTTTTGCCTTCTTCATGAGCTTTCTGGAGCCCTTTAATAAATGCTTGCAAAGCTTCAGCTGGTTTTTGCTTCCATGCAGTAGAAAATTGTTCTGCTGTCATTCCTGCTGTGCTTGCAATAAGTTGAAGTTTTTCTTTTGCTCCTTTGCCAACTCCAGCAACAGCTTTCCCGATACCAGTAAGTGTCTGGTTCATCGCAGTTCCACCTGCTTCAGCTTCTATACCTACGCTACTCATTGCAGTGGCAAGCCCTAAAATTTCAGGCGTTGTTAATCCAGCAAGCTTTCCGCCCGCTGCCAAACGATTGGTCATTTCGACAATATCACGTTCTGTTGTTGCAAAATGGTTACCAAGATCTACTACCGCTGATCCAAAGTGCGCAGACCATGTACCCAGATCTTTTCCAGAAACTTGCATGATATTTCCGATTTTAGCAATTGATGATGCTGCTTCTTCAGAACTCAAGTTGGTAGAGACACCAAGATTGATCATGGTCTTTGAAAAGTCCTTGATTGCTCCAATTGGCACCCCTAATTGTCCAGCTGCTTCCGCAACATTGGCAATTTCAACTGCACTTGAAGGCATTTCTTTTGCCATCTCACGAATACTAGCAGATAGCTTATCAAACTGTTGCGGTGTTCCATCTACAGTCTTTTTGACTCCTGCAAATGCCGTTTCGTAGTCGATTGCAGCTTTTAAGGCAAATCCAGCACTTGCAATCAATGGAGCACTGACACCTTTTGTCAATGTCCCACCAAAATCAGAAACTTTCTTACCGAATGTTTGAATGTGATCTCCACTTTTAACCAAATTCTTCCCAAGGGCTTCCATTTTACCTGAAAAGCTATTTTCACGGCCTACAGCCTTCAATGCTTGTTCAACTTTGTACAGTTGTCCTTCCATTGCTGATAATTTCGCATTTTCTCGCTCAATATCAGCAGCAGCTTTGTCAAATTTAGCAGATCCAGGATCGAGCTTGTCGAAGTTCTGCTTCATTTGATCGAGTACTTTCTTCTGTGCTTCAATGGCCTGTCCTAAAGACTTGTATTTTGCTTTGAGGAGTTCAGTACTCTTACCATTGTTTTTCAATGTGCTATCGAGCGCTTTGACATTATTTTGGAAATACTTCACAGCGTTCTTTGCACTTGTTAAGCTAGGATTGAACTTTGACACGTCCAGCCCTAGTTCGATATACATTTGTCCTAGTGGCGTTCCACCTGCCATTTTTCCTCCTTTTACAAACAAAAAAGCCCAAAGAGGCTTTATGCTTCCATTTCTCCAAAAATGTCAGCTAGATCTAAAGACGCATTTTCGGTTTGATCTTTATCGAGATCAATAATTCCGATCAGATCTTCCCAGCTCAATTCCATCACATCATGGACATTCATATTATATGGTCCATCAGCAACTTCCTTAACGAATTTGTAGAAACGTTTTAATGCGTTTTTAGGATCTATTTTTTCCCCTTTGGGTCCACATCACCCACAAGATGAGCATAGATTTCAGTAAACACTTCAATGATTTTTGCAAAATCAGTATGTTCCAGCAATTGCTCTACTGTCACATTTTCAAATAGTGACGCAATGAAGCCTAATTGTTGATCCAATTTTTCAACTTCTGTCTTATCTGATGTGAGTGAGTCGTTTAATACAAGGTAATCACGGTAATCACGAGTAGTAATTTCTTTACTAGAGTAAAGTACATCTTCTCCAGCATCATTCTTCATGGTAAATGTAATTTTTGACATTGTTTGCCTTTCTATAATTAAAAAAGCACCGAATGGTGCTTATTTCATTTTGTCCAAATTTTATTTAAAAATTCAATTTTATTAACATCATTATTGGAATTATCTTTGTTCATTGCATAGACTATTGCGATAGTTGCCTTTCCTCCAGCTCTAATCACAACACTTTTTTTAGATTGGACTGCAACAGTGTCTTC